AAAAATAAAAAAAATAACTCCTGAAGAAAAACCTGATTATAGCCAAAATTCAGCACTAAATGTTGGTCCAAGTTATCAGCAAAGTCGTGCCATAAAAGAAGCATACAGTGCGAAGTTAATAAGGCTCCAGTTTGAAAAGGAGTCAAAAAAACTAATCTCAATTGATGAAGTAAAAGTGTCGGCATTTAACGCCGCACGAATGACCAGAGATAGAATTTTAAATATTCCTGATCGTGTGATTCCAAAGTTAGTTGGAAAAACCGATATTTTTGAGATGAAAGAAATTTTAAAAGCAGAACTAATCAATGCCTTAGAAGAGCTATCCAAAACAAATGATACATGATGACTTTTATCTTAGAAATTTTCGTGAAGGTTTAAAACCTGACCCAAATTTTACAGTATCGTCATGGGCAGATCACCATCGCATTTTAAGCAGTATTTCATCGTCTGAGCCTGGACCTTGGAGAACAGATCGCACTCCTTATTTAAGAGAAATAATGGATTGTCTTTCGCCATCGCATCCTTGTGAGAAAGTTGTCTTCATGAAAGGAGCGCAAATTGGCGGAACGGAATGTGGCAACAACTGGATGGGTTTTGCGATCCATCATGCTCCAGGACCGATGCTAATTGTTAATCCAACAGTTGAAACGGCAAAAAGAGTTTCAAAAACAAGAATCGATCCAGCAATTGAAAACTGTCCGGCACTAAAAGAAAAAGTATCAGACCCAAGAAGCAGAGATTCTGGAAATACAATTTTGATGAAGGAATTTCCTGGTGGAGTTCTAATCATGACTGGTGCGAATTCTGCCGTAGGACTTCGCTCAATGCCAATTCGCTACCTCTTCTTAGATGAGGTAGATGGTTATCCTGATGATGCCAATAACGAAGGTGATCCAGTAAATCTTGCGATTCAAAGAACTGCTACTTTTAGCAATCGCAAAATTTTCATGATCTCAACACCAACGATCAAAAATTTTAGCCGAATTGAAACCGCATTTTTGGAAGGTGATCAGCGTTATTATTTCGTTCCATGTCCTGATTGTGGCGAGTTTCAAATTCTCAAATGGAAAAATATTAAATGGCCTAAAGGCAAGCCAGAAGCTGCTTATTATACTTGTGAAAAATGCAACAGCATTTGGGAAGATTATCAAAAAGCAGAAATTCTTAAGAAAGGTAAATGGATAGCAACTAATCCAAATACCAACAATAAAACAATCTCTTTTCACTTATCATCACTTTACAGCCCGCACGGCTGGACAAGCTTTGGTGATATTGCTGAAGAATTTTGCAAGGTTCATAAAGACCCACCACGACTTCAGGTTTGGACAAACACAAAACTTGCAGAAACTTGGGAGGATATGGCAGGAGTTGCCATTGATCCAACTGGCTTAATGAAGCGCCGTGAAAATTTTGGCGTCAGAATATCAAAAGATATTGCCATCATTACCGCTGGCGTGGATGTGCAGGACAATCGTCTTGAAGTTGAAATTGTAGGCTGGGGAAAGGATGAAGAAAGCTGGTCACTTGACTATCAAGTGATATATGGTGATCCATCAACACCAAATTTATGGGATGACCTTGATGAGATTTTAAATAACAGTTTTGAACATCAAAGAGAATTACCAAATTTTAAAATTTCTGCTGTATGCGTTGATAGCGGTGGTCACTATACTGACCATGTCATCAATTATTGCGATGCTAGAAAACACAGAAAATTTTGGGCAATCAAAGGTAGCTCTGCTGGTTATGGAGTTCCAATCTGGCCTCCTCGTGCTAGTCAAAGTAAAAGGTTAAAAAAACCAGTTTATGTAATTGGTGTAAATGATGCCAAAGAAACCTTAATGCAACGACTTCGTATCGCTGAGGCTGGTGCTGGTTATTGGCACTTTCCAATGGAAAGAGATGCCGAATGGTTTACTCAAATTACCTCTGAAATTGTCAAAACCAAATATGTTAAAGGAAGACCAATCAGACAATGGCAACCTAGACGTGAAGGAGCAAATACCGAGGCTTTAGATTGTCGTGTTTATGCTTTTGCAGCACTTCGAGGTTTGATTCGTAACTGGAAATTTGATCTGAACAAAACGGCAGAAAAGTTAAAAGAAATAGCCATCAAAAATAATGATAAACAAAGCCAAAGCTCTCCAATCATTAACGCGCGCAAAGTAAGAAAAGTAAGAAGCCGAGGAATATCTTAAAAAAAATGAAAACTCTTGAAGAACAATTAGACGAGGTTCAGCAAGCAATTTCTGACATCATCACTGGAGCACAAGAAGCTTGGTATAATGGACAGAAAGTTCGCAAAGCCGATCTTACGATATTAGAGCAGCGCGAGAAAAGATTGTTGGTGCAAATCAAAAGAAAAAATCGTGGCGGAATTAGAGTCAGAGGCGTAACCCCTAAATAAAAATGAGAAAACTTCCAAAAATTTCTGAAAGCTGGTTGGATAAGACTATATCTTATCTTAACCCACAGGCTGCTCTGCGAAGATTGGAAGCAAGAACAAGATTGGCAATCGTTGGTGGTTATACTGGAGCAAGGCGTGATAGAAGGCAAACTTCCAGCTGGAGTGCTGTTGATGGTTCTGCTGACAATGTCACACTTCCTGATCTTCCTGAATTGAGAGTAAGATCGAGGGACTTGCTACGCAACGCACCACTAGCTACTGGTGCGGTTAATACTGTGGTCACGAATGTTGTTGGAACAGGATTAAAGGTTCAATCTCATTTAGACCGCGATGTTTTAAAACCTTACTTCAAAAGCGAAGAAGAATTTGATGCCTTTGAAAGAGATGCCGAAAGGATATTTCGCAATTGGGCTGAGAATCAAGATTGTGATATCACTCGCTGTCAGGTTTTTTCAGAAATTCAAAATCTAGTATTACGCTCTGTTTTAGAAAGCGGTGATATTTTTATCTTAAAAAGAAATATTACACGACCAAATAAAACGATTGATTTAGCACTACAAATTATTGAGGCAGATCGGATTATAAATCCTGATTTTAAAGCCGATACAGCAACTCTTGCTGGTGGCGTTGAAATGGATTTAGATGGAGCTCCGATCGCTTACCATATTTGCAATAAACATCCTCACGATTACCAAAATGGATTAACGCAAAAGTTTGTCAAAATTCCTGCCTTTGATAAATATGGTAACAGACAGGTATTTCATATTTTTAACCGGATTCGTCCAGGACTTACCCGCGGTGTTCCGTATCTAGCACCAGTAATTGAAAGTCTTAAGCAGTTGGATCGCTACACCGAAGCAGAAATTATGTCAGCGGTTGTTTCAGCAATGTTTACTGTCTTCGTAAAATCAGAAGATGAGGAAGGATTGGCAGCAATGACTCCGCTTGATGAACCAAGTGGAAGAAGAGACGATGGCGACTATAAGTTAGGACCAGGAGCAATCTTGGATTTACAGCCTGGTGAAAATATTGAAATTGCTGATCCAAAAAGACCAAACCAAGCGTTTGACCCATTTGTTCAAGCTGTGCTTCGCCAAGTTGGTGTTGCTCTAGAGCTTCCTTTTGAAATTTTAATAAAGCATTTCACAGCCAGCTACTCAGCAGCTCAGGCAGCATTAGTTGAAGCGTGGAAGTTTTTCTCTAGCAGGCGTAAATGGCTGGCAATTCAACTATGCCAACCAGTCTATGAAATGGTTATTACCGAAGCTGTCGCCAAAGGAGAGTTAAAAGCCCCGAACTTTTTTGCTAATGAGGCAATTAGACGAGCTTACTTAGGAGCAGAATGGATTGGACCGCCACGCGGACAAATTGATCAGCTGAAAGAAGTAAGAGCAGCACAAACAAGAATCGAAATTGGTGTTAGTACATTAGCTGAAGAAACAGCGATGCTTACTGGTGGAGATTTTGAAAGAAAATATCCGCAAATACTCAAGGAATATAAGCTCAAACAAGAAGCTGGACTTACCCCTTTAGAAACTATTCAACAACAAAACAGCAACAATGCATGAAATATTGAAAGTCGCAAAATATTGGGCGATCGAGCCTGATATTTTGAAGAGTTTGTGTCGCCTGAACGAAATTAAATCACTTTCTTTTCAGTCAGATCGAAGGTTAAGCAATACCAGATCGGTTATGATTCGAGATGGAACGGCAATAATTCCATTGCACGGACCAATTACAGCAAGAAGCGATTTGTTCACCTTCTTTTTAGGAGGAACTGCCTTGTCAGATTTGGCAAAAGATTTCCAAACGGCTCTCGATGATGATCAGGTAAAAGCGATTTTATTTGATGTCGACTCTCCTGGTGGAGTTGCCCTCGGACCCTCAGAAATGGCAGACGCCATTTTCAAAGCACGAGGAAAAAAGCCAATTTGGAGTTATGTCGGTAGAAATTGTTCATCTGCAGCTTATTGGATAGCCTCAGCAACGGAAAAAATAATTACCAATCCTTCAGCACTTTTAGGAAGTATTGGTGTTGTTACTACAATCCCAGTGCAGGAGAAACCAGACTCAGAAGGATATAAAAATGTCGAAATCGTTTCCAGTAATGCCAAACAAAAGCGTCCTGATCCACGAACGGAGGAAGGAATGGCAGAAATAAAACGCGAACTCAACGACCTTGAATCGCAGTTTATTGAAGCAATTGCGCATTATCGCAGTGTCACTGTTAACACAGTAAAAAACGATTTTGGACAAGGCGGAGTGCTGATTGGTAAAAACGCAGTTGCAAGTGGCATGGCAGATTCTCTTGGAACTTATGAAGAAGTTCTATCCGAGTTAAATCAAAAATTTTCAACCAACAAACAAAATAAATTTATGTCTAAAGAAACAATCGAAAGGTCAGCAATTAATGCTGACTTCATTAAATCAGAATTTCCTGACGTTGCAGAGAAACTGGCAAAAGAAAATTCTGATAAAATCAAAAGCGAGACTAAAGACGCAGATTTTTCTGATGGTAAAAAAGCTGGGTTTTTAGAAGGCGTTGATGCTGAAAGAAAAAGAATTTTAGCAATTGAAGAAGCATCACTCTCAGGTCATGAAGACTTAGTTATGAAAGCTAAACAAGATGGCGATATGACAGCTGAAAAATTAGCTCTGCAAATTGTCGCACGAGAAAAACAACGAGGAACTAAATATATTGATCAGGCACAAGAAGCTGAAAAGGAAATGCCAAAAGTTGATCCAAGTTTTGAAAAGACGGCATCTGAAAAGGCAAAAGTTGATCACGATGCCCCTATTGAAGACAGAACAAAAGCTGAGTGGCAGAATGATTCAAAACTACGATCTGAATTCGATAGTGAT